ACAGAAGTCACTGGTAAAACTAAGTTCTGCGTCGAGTTTAATGACGCACAAGATAATATATCAGAAATTTTAATAGGTAAAAAATTAAACTTTGAAGTAGAGCCAGACGTTAACGTGCAATCTTCAATAGATTACAACAACGAGATCAACACGTCTCTCGGTGGAGTAGAGTATGCGATTAATGTCAATCCAGGACAAGAAGTTATTACTATAAACTTTCAGAACATCTCAAGCACATTTAAAACAAATTTAATAACATTCCAGGATGCAAATCGTGGAGAATCAAAAAAGTTTGTCTACTACGATGGAACAACACACCACTGGGTGCGTTTAGCAAGACCGCTGACATTTACAGAAGTGGCAGATGGAAGGTTTAGCACCTCCATACAGCTAAGACAACAAATACAATAATTATACTAAATCGTATAATCATCCCATATACAAAAAAGCCGCTGAAAAGCGGCTTCTTTGTTATGTACCAAGACAAAGGAAAATTAATTATATAAGGTCTTTAATTTATAACTTCCATATTCCTTAATTTGATTTTTATATTTGATTTTTTGCTGTTCCAGAAAATCAAGACAAGCACTAACAATCTCAAATGCAGAATCATAACTAACACCACCATTAACTCTAAACTCTTGTGCAGTGTGAGGTGCTAACATTTGAACTTTTGCATATCCATCAGAATCATCATAAGAATCACTAAACTGTGCATATGATAATACAATGGTTTTCTCCATCCATTCCTGACCTGCGTCAATATAGATTTTTTCAATTTTAGCCTTACTGCAAATGCCGTATGTCTTTTGATCATTTTGAATAAAATGATTTATCATATCTACAACTTGATCAAGTCTGGTTTTTTTAATTATTTCTTTTTTCATTTTTCTCTCCATTTTTAAAAGGCGGACATTGCTGCCCGCCTTGTTTTTTTTTAAAGTGTGTATCCAATCTCTTTGGCTTCTTTTAAGCTATCAACAGACTGCATAAATCCGCCAGTAGTTTCTACCCAGTAAACTTTACTTCCTCTGTTTTTAGTAATGAAAATATTATCGCTATCTTCTCTTACCCATAATTTATAAGGACTTGTTTGAGAATAGTAATTATTACCATTGAATTTAACTCTTTTAAATTTCATGATTTTCTCCTTTTTCTGTTTAACCATAAACAATATTAATACTTTTTTAAGACTTGTGCAAGTTATTTAGAATAAATATATAAGGGTTATAATAACCGTTTCACGTGAAACACTAAAGGGTTTGCTTTTTAGATCATAAAACACTAAACTAAAGCATGATTAGCAGATCATTAGAGTTAAACGCAAGAGTTGAAAACCTCGAAACCAAAACAGGACCAGGAAAGGAGAAGAGTCAAATGTTAAAGTATAAAGACATGAACGGACACGAGATCATCATGGCTATGCTTAAAGACGGAACGTTTAGACATTCAGGTGTGGAAAAAGATCTACAGATGATGATGGACAAGTTTAATAGTATAGGGATGCAAGATCTACTACATCCAGTAATGGAAGAAGGCGACCGTTATGAAAAGGCACAATCACAGCTGACAAAAACAGAACAACATGTTCTAAGGTTTGTCATGGATGCGGCATCGCTTATGGGCATACTTAGAGAAAAGTACTACCATAGGGTGGTGTGTATGATTTGTGATTATATGCGAGCAGTAATGAAAGCAGTTTAACTTTCTTGATCTGCTGATCATTAAAATGTGGAAAACTTGAACAAAAATGTGGATAAGTAAGACTTACAAAAGAGTTAGCCAAAGGGCATAAGACAAAGACAAAACAAAAAACAAATTTAAATATAAAGTTAAAGAATAATGAGAATCAAAAGTAATGCTTGACTACAAAAAGATTAAAAGATTAAGTTCCAGGAAGTTAAACAAAAGGAGATAAGATGAAACTGGAGATTTTATTTTTTATTTTTTATATAATCTTTTTCTGGGAGATGCTAAGAAGGGCGGTCAAAGAATGGATGATATAATTATTAAATTAAGTTTAAAAGAATTGGAGTTGTTGATTGAATCGCTTGAACGATCCAAACAAGACAACGAAGATGAGACCAGATTAAGAAAGGATCTAAAACAGATCAGGCTTGATCAGGAGATAAAAAGAAAACGTGAAGCAGAAGAGATGGCACAAAGACCAAAAGAAGAAATCAGGTTAATGCCAAATCCAACATCTGCGGAACACATTGAATAGGAGAAAAACATGGCTTTTATAAATTTAAAAGACCTAAAAGCAAACAAAGGCGGTCAAATTAAATTGACACTGCAGTCAAATCCAGTCTATCAAGAAAGAGAATGGGCAAATGGAAAATTTAATATTTTCCAATACGAAGTCTTAAAAGATGGAGAGCTTTTTAATTTGGATGCAACAGACAGTTTAAAAAGAAAAATAGATGAGAAAAATCTCAACATTGGTCATTCTTTTTTATTGAGCTTTGAAGAGTTTACAAACAAAGAAGGTCAATTAATAGAATACTGGAAAGTTGACAAAGTACTGGAGCAATTAAAAGACGCACCAGTATACGAAACTTTAAAACCAGAATACCAAAGCGGAACTAATGAGTTTGAAGAGAGACTAAAAAAAGACAAAGCAGAAAAAAGCAAAGCACTTAATCAGCAGATCGCAACAACGAACAAAACATACACCAACGGTGCAAGGTTTGGAATGATTTTTAATAATACAGTTCAGCTGTTTATTGAAAACGGACAATCCTGGACCACTCCTGAGTTTGTGAAAAACTTTAAAAGAGTGGAAACATGGGTGGAAGCCTGCGAACAAAAACCAGGAACACCTCAAGATCCTGACTATTTAGAACAAAAGCAAAGAGTGGATGAATACAAACAAAGTGTAATCGACAACACCACTGAGCCTGTGACAGTCTCGGAAGATGAGCTGCCGTTTTGATGGATGACAGGGAACTCTTTATATTTGTGCTTTGTATTTTTGCACTGTTATTAATAACTTTTGCATATGCATTTATTTTAGGAATGTATCTGTGGAATTAATTAGAATAGGGATGGGTGTGTCTTCTCTCCTACGTTTAACCAACACACCGAATCGCACCTGTCCCTTTCTCCAGGAATCATGAAAAAAGAACGAGTGCATAAACTAAACAAAAAAGCACAGGAGATCGCTGAAATGTTTAGTAATCCAGACAGACAATTTAATTATAATAAAGAAACATTTACGGTGGAGTTTATACAACCACTAAGCGAAATGGTCGCAGCAATTTATTTTAAAAAGACTTCAGGAAAAATAGCATTAGCTGTGGCATTTTGGAAAAACAACAAAGGCGGACACTGGGACTATTTTTTCCCTTCAGATAGCCACGTTTTAGGATTTAGAAAAATAGAAAGATTGCTCGAAAGGGTGGAAGGAAAAAACTATGGCAAAAATTAACTCACAAGCCAAAGGAAAAAGAGCAGAACGAGAAGTCGCTAAGTTGATCAATAAATACTTAGGAACAAATGTAAGAAGAACACCTCAAAGCGGCGGACTTTCCATAAAAGGAGACATTATAGATATTGATCCAAACAGTGCAGCTTTTAATTATCACTTTGAAGTTAAAGATCAGAAAAAGTTGATGATACCAAAATGGTGGGAACAAATTGAAGCAGACTGTCCACCAGGAAAAACACCAATAAATGTATTTAAAATGAACGGTCAATTTTATGCAACCTTAGAGTTTAAAGATTGGCTTGATTTATTAGTCCAGATAAAAGAACTGGAAGAAACAAGAACAGGTCTGGAAGAAGAAGTGGAAGATTTAACACACAAATTATCACAATAGGAGAAAAGATGAAACTGACAAAAGCAGAACAGGCGTGGATTGATAAAAGAAAAAACGCAAAAAGCGGTCATAAAGAAATTACACCATTTAAAGAACGTTTAAAAAAAGCAAAAAGCTATCCTGCATTTTCAAAAGAACGATACGAAGCAGAAGAAGAATTATACAAGAAGTACGGAAGGTCCTGGTGGATATTTCACGATGTAAAAAATATAAGATCACAAAGCAAATATCCGCATTGGATGTTTCAATTCAGAAAGGAGACTGAACAAGATGCCACACACAGTATATAAAAACGAAAAAGGTAAAAGATTAAGATCAGTAACAACCATAATAAACCAGAATCTCGGATGGAGCAAAGGTGCATTATTAGGCTGGCAATTAAAATTATTTGATGAAGGACTTGATCCAAGAAAAGAGCTTAAAAAAGCAGGAAACATTGGAACGTTAGCACATGAAATGATTGAAAAGTTTGAAACTGGAGACAGTGTAGTTTTAGATGGATACGAGCCAGAAGAAATAAGCCAGGCAAAACAAGCATATTATAATTATTTTGATTGGCAAGAACAAAATAACCTGGAGATCTACAAAACAGAATTAAAATTAGTTTCAGAAAAGTATCAATTTGGTGGAACGTTTGACGCAGTAGGATGGCTTAATGGAAGGTTTGTTTTGATAGATTACAAAACAAGCAATAACGCATATACTGAATTTTTGATCCAGATGGCAGCATACAAACAGCTATGGGAAGAACATGTAGAAAACGAGATCATACCAAAAACAAACAAAAAAGCGATAGAACAAAGAAAAACACATTTAAAAATTAGAGGTGGAGTATTGCTGCAATTAGAAAAAGAAGACAAAGGTTATAAAGAGTATCATTATAACTTGTCTGACTTGAAATGGGGATGGAAGATGTTTAAATTGCTGCTAAAAATACAGGAGAATAAAAGATGAGAAAAAGATTTTTAGATGCAGACATAAACAATAAATCATGGTTTAGAAAACTTACAGCAGATCAAAAAGTTCTGTGGTATTATATCATGACAAGCTGCACACATGACGGCTTCTGGGAATTTGACGAACAAGCTATAGAGTTTTACTGCAACGGCTACAAAGGAGAAATACCAGAAATCATAAAACAAAAAATGGGAATGATTAAAGTAGACGAAAACCAATACCTACTAAAAGCCTGGCTTAGATTTCAATACAAAGAGCTAAAGGAAAACGTCGCAACACACAAAAGGATCATCCAAAGGCTTAGAGATAAAGGATTAGATGAACATTTTGAAGAATTGAGAATTTAGTATGAAAGTAAAAGAACTTAATAGTATATTAGTGTATTGTAAAGTTAACGACCTATATCACATTGAATATGTCTCAGCGATTGGAGAACTACAACCAAACCTCCAGGAATCAATGCAGCTGTACTGTCATAAATTAAAAATGTTTATTACAGTTAAAGACATAGTGATCAGGGCAAAAAAACATGGATACAAGGAATAAGGGACACTTGTGAGGTTAACTAAGAAAGGAAACCACACTCTTTACTCACAAGGCTGGCAGGCTGTCCCTTAAAAATTAAAATGAAAAACAACATAGAAAACGAAGCAAGCGGATACCAAGAACTTATAGACGAAATAGAAAAACAAAACGCAGAAATAGATAAACACATGAAATATCTACTTGCAGGACTTACAGCAGGAAGAACACTATCGGACCAGGAATTTAAATGCTTTGTAGATAGGCAATTATATAAAAATAGATTTGCAGACATTGCCTACAATTTGCAGATCAGCGAAAGCACAGCAAAAACATATTACCAACGAGCCTTGCAAAAGCTGCAAAAAGAAGCACAAAAAGTAAAATTAATTTATAGAAGAAAATAGTGGATTTTAGCGATCCTTTAGTTTAATATAAAGAAGGTTAAACAAAAGGAGACCAAAATGAACAGAAATACGATAATAAAAATAGAACACAAAGAGTATCCAACATACATGGCTACTTACTCAGAAGCAAAAAAATATTTTTTACAATATGCTTTAGAGAACAGAAACACAGACCTAACGTACGCAGAAGATATAAGAAGATTTACCTTTGAAGAGCTTGTATGGTTTGTTTACGGTGGGAATAAACACTCAAATGACTATAGAGTCTATTATTACTCACAGGAAGACCACTCAAAAGTAGGAGAATGGAATTTTTATTATTTCAATTACGAGAATTTATTTGAAAGAGAAAAAAATCCATTTACATACAAAACAGACTTTATATATCAAGACTTGATGTATTAAAGATGTAGTACCTCACTATCAGTTAGATCCAAAAGAGCCGCTTTTTAGCGGCTTTTTTGTAGTCCTAAAAAAAATATTTTCTTCAACAATATCTACACTTACAGTTATAATAAGACTTAAATAAGGGTTATTTGTAAACTTTTTATCCTTATAAGTAGAGGGATAACCTCCCTAATTTCGTCTTTACGAATAAATAACCTTCAATATGGGGTGATTAGTTTGGCTGCAGCTAAAACAATGAAAATAAAGAACTTCAAAATTAACGACTTGATCCAAGCGGATTATAATCCAAGACAGCTATCAAAGGATCAGTTTAAAACCTTAAAAGACTCGTTAGAAGAGTTTGGATTTGTTGATCCAGTGATCATAAACAGTCATCCAGACAGAAAAAACATCATCATCGGCGGACACCAAAGAGTAAAGGTAGCCAAAGAAATAGGAATAACAGAAGTTCCATGTTTTGAGATAAAACTATCACTCGAAAAAGAAAAAGAACTTAATGTCAGGCTAAACAAGAACACAGGAGACTGGGACTGGGATGCTTTAGCAAATAATTTTGACGTTGGCGAACTTTTAGACTGGGGATTTAGTAGAGACGAACTACAAGTTCCAGAAGAAGAAAAAACAGGCAACATTGAAGACGATGAAGTGCCAATACCAGAAGAGCCAATATGTAAAGAAGGCGACCTCTGGAAACTTGGAGATCACAGACTACTATGTGGAGACGCAACAAGCGAAGAAAACACAAAGAGACTGATGAACGGATTAAAAGCTGATATGATTTTTACTGATCCACCATACGGAGTATCATACACAGGGGTGGACAACGGCAAAGGCACAAAGTGGGAAATGATTAAAAACGACGACTTAAGAAACGACTCACTGTACCATTTATTGAAAAACAGCTTCCAGAACTGTTATAATTACAGCAAAAACAATCCTGCAGTGTATGTATGGCACGCAAGCATTAACCAGATGATCTTTGAAACAGCATTAAAAGATTGCTCATTTGAAGTAAAGCAGCAATTGATATGGAACAAAGGAATGAAGCTCGGTCGTTCAGATTACCACTGGATGCATGAGCCTTTATTTTATGCCAGAAAAGAAGGAAACAACAACGAGTGGTATGGCGACAGAAAAAATAAAACCATTTTAAGAAACGACACCATAGACCTAACAAAGGTAAAGAAAAAAGATTTAATAAAGATTTTAAACACCATAGCAGACGAATCCACGTGTTGGGAGATAAAAAAAGACAGTGCTATATTTTATGTACATCCAACACAGAAACCAGTGGACCTATGTGTAAAAGCTGCATTAAACAACACAAAAGATGACGAGATCATCCTGGATTTATTTTTAGGAAGTGGATCTACAATGATTGCAGCAGAAAAAATAAACAGAAGATGCTATGGGATGGAATTAGATCCTAAGTACTGCGACATTATAATCAACAGATGGGAAGAATATACAGGTGGCAAAGCAGAAAAAGTTAAATAAGCCGAAAGAAAACGGTGCTAAACGGAACGAAAAGGGTCAATTTGGACCAGGAAATACAGCAGCATTAGGCAAAGGAAGACCAAAAGGAAGCAGATCCATACCTGATATTTTAAGAAAAATAGCAGAAGAGGAAGGCACTACAGAAGGAATAACAAAGTTAGAAGTTGTTTTAAGACAAGTTTTTAGATATGCTTTAGAAGGTAAATCATGGGCGGTCGAGTTTATCGCAAACAGAACAGAAGGTAAACCTCATCAAAGTATAGGAATAAAAGACGAGACAGATGAGCCAATAAAAGTATTTGATGTAGATGAAGTGGACAATTGATGACAGCAGAAGAGAAATACTTAAAGACACTGCAAGATACAAAGTGGTCTGCAGTGGAAGACGTTGGGGAAAAAGTTTTTTTAGTGTTATATGGCTGCTGCACAAACCTCTACAGTCAAACGAGAGAAGGTGGGTTATATTTCCAACTTACAGACAAGCTAAGATGGTATCATGGAATCTACTCAAGCGTTTGTTTGCAGGTAAAAAAGTCAGCATCAACGAAACTGAGCTATCTATTACACTCAGCAACGGTGCTAAGATTGAACTCAAAGGAGCAGACAAACCAGACAGTCTGCGTGGAGTCTCCGTCTCAAAAGTGGTCCTTGACGAGTACAGCTACATGAAAGAGAACGTCTGGGGAGAAATTATACAGCCAACACTGGCAGAAACAAAAGGATCAGCTTTATTTGTTGGAACACCAACAGGAGTACAAAACCATTTTTATGACCTGTTCGTCAAAGGACAGTCAAACGATAGCGACTACAAATCCTGGCAGTTTACAACATTAGAGGGCGGCTTTATTTCAGCAGACGAAGTAGAAAAAGCTAAAAAGAATTTAGACAAGCGAACATTTGAACAAGAATATCTCGCAAGTTTCCTAACAGCAGCCAACAGGGTGGCTTACAATTTTAGTAGAGACATCCACTGCAAAGTAATGGAAACAACAAGCAGAATGTTCTGGGGTGTGGACTTTGGAGTAGCAAGTTATATGACAGCAATACTGATGTGCGAAAACACAGCAGGAGAATTATATGTATTTGACGAGATAGGACTGCAGAACTCAAATACGTTTGAATTAGCAAAAAGAATGCAGGAAAAAGGACCAGGACTACCAGTCTATCCAGATCCAGCAGGTAAAGCAAGAACAAGCAACAGCACAAAGTCAGATCATAACATACTACAAGAAGCAGGATTTACAGTTATAGCAAGAAAAGCGAATCCAACGCAGAAGGACAGAATGAACGCATTGAATAGAATGTTAGAAGACGCAAACGGAAAACATAAGTTATTTATTAATCCAAAATGCAAGAACACCATAAGAGACCTGGAGCTTTGCACATTAGAGAACGGACAAATACTAAAGACAGAAACACTCTCACACTTTGTAGATGGTTTAATGTATCCAATTGAATACAGATACGGATTTAGAGGACAAGCAAAGGCGATAGAATGGTAATGTTTTTTTTAGGATTTTTAAGCGGTTTAGTTTTGGCTTTTTTAGCAGCAATGATATGGGGATATCGAATTAGTATAAAAGAAGAAGAGTATAACAAAGAAATGATAAAAGACTTTCAGGATAAAATCATTGAAAGCGAAAACATGAAAAATTTAAAAAGGTATAAATCATGATTATTTATAATTTAACAGAATCAATGTTGTACGACCTCCTCATGGAAACCATTGAAGAAGGCTACAACAAAGAAATGGAAGAGAGAGAACGTCTCCTGGATTATTACGAAGGCATAAACCTGGAAAACGACATAAAAGGCTATTTTGACAGCGAAAGTTTATCACAGATACCACCAGCTTATATCAACTTAACCAGAAACATTATAAGCAGAAGAACATTAGTATACCAGGAAGCACCAATTAGATACAACGAGAAGTACGCAGAAGTAATTGGAGATCTGGATAGTTTTCTAAAACAATTTGAACAATTAGTTTATTTATTAGGAACAGAAGCATTATACACGCATTGGGATGAAAAAGAGAAGAAATTAAAATACAGACCTATACATTTCTTTACTCCATTTTTTAAACCAAACGAAGATGAGCCGTTCGCAATTATGTATCAAGCAGAATCACAGCTGCAAGCGAGATCAGAAGACGCACAATACATGTTCTGGAGCAAAGACACAGAAGACATGGAAGGTAAACATTTTATGATTAGCAGCAGGGGTAAAATTACCTCAGTAGTTCCAGATGACAAGAATCCATACGGCGACATTTTACCATTTAACATAGCACACAGACACGCATACACAAGGGACTTCTTTAGAGAAGGTGCAACAGACCTGGTAAACGGAATGAGATCAGTAAACATCATGCTAACAGAACTGGCACTGCATGGTCGCTTTCAATTAGGACAGCCAGTATTTACAGGACTGGACACAGAACAACGCATAACACTGGGACAAGATAAAGCCTTAGTATTGCCAGAAGGTGCAAACTTTAGCTACGCAACACCAAACGCAAACGTACAAGCAATGATAGAATCAACCAAGTACATGGTAGACAGCATAGCACAAGCAAACAATGTAAGAATTAACTGGACTGACAAAGGACAAGAGTCAGGACTTAGCAAGAAGATGAGCCAACTGGACTTAATGGATGCACTTAGATCAGATATAGAACAGATATATCGACCATTTGAACAGGAACAGTTTAAAATTGCACAAAGAGTGTGCGAAGTTTCAGGCGGCATAAATCTGGGCGACCAATTCAGTGTAGACTTTGCAGAACGTGAAGTACCAATGAGCCAAGACGAAGAGATTAAATACTACACTTGGGCATTTGCAAACGACCTGGAAACAAGACAAAGCTACCTAAGAAAAAAGAATCCAGACTTTAAAGAAGAAGAGATAGAACAAATTGTAGAACAGATTGATCAGGAAAAACCTCAAGAAGCACCAACAGCAGAAGGAACACTGATAGATAAAATCATTAAAGCACAAGAATAATGGCAGATTTAAACTTTTACGAAAAAGACATGGCGAAGATCCAGGACCAATTAATAGAAAAGATTGGTAAAGTGTTAAGCGGACTATCCATATTAGATGACGCAGAACTTAAAGCAGCATTTGATCAGATAAACTTATTAGACGACATGAACGAACTGGGACTAACAGCACTGTTAAACAAAGTTAAAAACGCATACGATACGCAAGCAGTTAAAACCTTTGGAGTGTTAACAGCAGCACAAAAGACCAAACAAACAGTCACAGCAGTGCAAGCAATAGAAACATTAGCAGTTTTAGACTTAGACAGTTTGTCAATGGGAATTGCAAAATACACAGACGAACTGAAAACAGCAATGCTTAGAGGATTAATCACAGGACAATCATCAGAATCAATACTGGAACAGATCCAACAAACATACGGCGGATCAAGAGCATTAAGCAGTCCAGGACAAGCAGCATTATTAAATGACAGCTTCGCAAGATTTAACAGGGCAACAACAGCTAAACTTTTCTCAGAATTTCCTGAGCAAAGATTTACGTACGTGGGAATTTTAGATGACAGAACAAGAGATGCCTGCGTTGACACATTAGCAGTAGTGCCAGACGAAGGACTGACCATAGATGAAATAAACGCATTGACAACAGGTGCTACATTTGAAGGTGGCGGCGGTTACAATTGCAGACACGAATGGATACCAGTATAATGAAAGCACACGAAGTGGTCAGTTTTACAAAACAAAACTATGGACAATTAGCAGCCTATGCAAGAGGTCTGATCGTAGGCGACATGGAACGAGGAGTGCTGCAGAACGGAAGACACAGATACAAGTCCAAAAAATATAAAGCACAAAAAGCTGCGTCTTTTGAGCCAGGCAGACCAAAAGAACTAAGAGGACAGTCCTTAAATACAAGAACACAAAGCGTGAACTTGATCTTAACAGGAGAAACCAAGAACAGAATAAGACCAGAAGGGAAGAAGACAGAAGGACTGTTAGTGTTTGAACGAGGAGACATTATAAGAGAAAACGAGAGAAGAGGGTACGTTATAACAAAACTGAACGCATCAAACACAGAAAAAACAAGAAAATTTTTAGATAGGATAGTGGACATGAAGATTAAAAAGTATGAAAGCAAACCTATCAAACTTAAAACAATTGGATAATAACAAAAAAGAAGGAGACAGTATGTCCGAAGAAAAAACAGTAGTAGAAGAACAAGCAGTAGCAGAAGCTCCTACACAGGAAACAAACCAAACTGAAGAAGTCGGCGGCTTGATTGCAGAAAGCAAGAAGTACCGAACAAGAGCTCAAACAGCAGAAGCTGAGTTAAAAGAACTCAAAGAAAACCTAAAACTCCAGGAGCAAAAACAACTGGAAGAAAAGGAAGAGTTTAAATCTTTGTATGAGAACGTAAAAGCAGAAAACGAAAAGCTAAAGCCAATCGTTGAAACTTTTGAAATACAAGAAAAACAAAGAAGAGAACATCTGCTGTCTCAACTCTCGGAAGAAGATCAAGAAATATATCAAGATCTACCAACTATTAAATTAGAAAAGCACATCGAGAGATTGAGTAATAGAAAAGTGCAAGTGACAGATGCCAAAGAAGTTACAGCAAGCGGAAAGTTTGCAGTGAACAGTAAATGGGAAGACTTAACGGCTGAAGATAGAGAAAAAGCCAGAAGGAATCCTAAACTTTGGAAGCAAGTCATAGAAGGATACAAATCAAACTAAACCATCTTAAGGAGATGACATAACATGGCAAACGGAAATGTAACAACAACTACCGCTGCTAATTTTATACCAGAACTCTGGAGAGACGCTATCCTTGACTATGCAGAAAGACAATTCTTATTGCGTAATCAGGTGCTCGACTTTTCATCATTGGTAGCAACAGGCGGCGACACTTTAAACATTCCTAAAGTGACAGAAGAAACTGCAGCTGCAAAATCAGCAGGATCAGCAGTAACTTATACAAACAACACTGATGGTGTAATCCAATTATCATTGGACCAACACCAGTATGAAGCAAAAAGAATTGAAGACATTGTAAAAGTACAAGAGTCTGCAGATCTATTTGGAGCATACGCAAAATCAATCGGCTATTCTTTAGCTAAAAAGATTGAGAACTACATCGCTGTAGACGTTCTACAATCAGCAACAGGAAACGATGTAACACTATCATCTGATAATACTTTTACAACAGCATTAATCAGATCAGGTTTACAGAAACTTCTTGATGCAGGACACGACTACACAGACGGAGATCACTTTTTCTACTGTTCTCCAGCTTCATATATGAGCCTTCTATCATTAGGAGACTTTACAGAAGCTCAGAAAAGAGGAGACGCAGAAAATCCAAATGTATCTGGTAGAATTATCAACGCATACGGATTAAACGTCTATCCATCAGTAGACTGGGATGATGACGGCGGCACAGGAGACGAGACATCTACTATCTTTAATAGAAACTCTGTCTACTATGCTCAGCAGTTCGCACCAAGAGTGCAATCATCATACGACATTGATCACTTGGCAACTTCAATTGTTGCTGATGTTTTATTTGGTGCAGCATTATCACACGCAGCAAATTCAACAGCATTAGGTGTTGTAAACTTTGTAAATCCATAATCGGACTTACAAAACGGTTAAATATAGGGTTGTTTTTACGCAGCCCTATATTACCATTAAAAAAGAATTAAACGAGGATAGAGATGCCAATATACGAATATAAATGCAGCTGCGGTGCAACATTTGACACAGTGCAAGGAATGAACGAGCCAAAACTTACAAAATGCAACAAAAAAATCCATGACTGCAAACAAGACGGAACACTAACCAGACTGATCAGCAAACCTTTAATCTTATCAGACGACATCGGAAGAGGATCTAAAAGAATGACAGATCGTGATCTATATAAAGAGCTTGATATAGATAAATGAGCAGTAATACAAACTTAGGAAACACACCTGTAAATCAGGGATATGTCCAGTTAATCCATACAGGAGAAACAGGGGGAATAGATGGAACTCTACGCACTTTATATGACGGCGATGGAACTGCGTCTGATTTGCAAATTGCAAGCAATAAAGTTAAGATATCAACGGAGCTCTACATTGGATCTAAAACTATCACTGAGTATATACAAGATACTGTCGGTGCTATGTTGGTTACCAATGCAAGTCATACTAACCTATCTGCAGCCTATGATGACGCAGGCGATGGAGCAATTGATCTAACAGCAACAGGATCAATTACAGGAATAACAGGCGGAACAGGCATAGATGCATCAGGAAGCGGAACTGTTACATTAGCAATTGACAGCACAGTGGCAACACTTACTGGATCGCAGACATTAACAAATAAAACTTTAACAAGTCCTACTTTTTCTGGAGATATAGATTTTAGCGATGCAAATACACCAAAGTTTACTGTAACAGATACCACAAATACTGTTAAAACTGAAATCAGGTCGCAAGACAATAGTGGTAATGTTGGTACGACAACAGCTCATAAT